TTAAATTTTTCTCTATATCCTTGAATTTTATCTAAATTAGCGTTATTCCACTTCTTTTGTACTTCGTATCTTTTTATTTTGTCTTCTATAGATTCATTTTGTCTCTTTAGCTTTGCAGCTAAATTTTTACGCTGTTTTAATTCTTCTTCGGTATATTTTTTTGGTTTACTCATACCTAGGGCAAGTACATAATAAAGTTAGCTGCTATAGATGGTTGTCTGTTTTCGTGAGAAAGACCGCCACCAGCAGCTTGTATTGTAATACCTGTAGTTGAAGTAGTGCTATTGTTGTCTGTAGCAGGTTGTATTAGTACAGAGTTGTTTCCTTGACCTTCTTGAAGAACTTTTGTAGAGTTCTCATTACCGTAGTTTATATTACGTCCATAGAATTTAGCTGTACTATGCTTGTGTCCGGGATCGTTTAATAGGTGTTGGTGCGAAGGTATTTGAGTTACATTCAAAGTTACAAAACTTTTACCAAACTTCTGCCCTAAAGAATAATTTGTTCCTGCATTGGCAGCAATAGTTGGGTCTACTTCAGAATCTAAAGCTCCACCGGGTACACCTTGAATAGCACCTACTGCAACCCTACCTCTCTTATCAGGAGTACCGTTATTTCCATTACAAAAATATACCTTATCAAAGCCTACAGAAGATATACCTCTACCAGAACTATCAAAATTAGAGAGAGGGCCATAGTATTCATAAGCTACATGGGGAATCATTTTGGTATTTTGCTGAGTAGCTATACCACTAGTACTAGTGAGATATTGAGCAATTAGTGTGTTTAAGTCAGAAGCCTTAACATAATCACTACTTATAGTAGTATATTGAGTAGATAATGTACACAACTTTACTATAGCTGCTTGTAGTACATCTCCTGCTGTAGGGTTTTGAGGTAATCCCTCTAAACAAGCTGTATTAAAAGAATAAGATTGACCAACCTTCTCTTCTATCAACTCAATCATACCCTTTAAGGTACAATTGGATTGAATCAATACCTGTAAAATATTGATTAAGTTCTTATCTTTGCAACAATCAAACAACTCTTCCATATAAGGACAAGTCAAGTCAAGTGTAGATAAATCTATACCCTGTCCTTCTGCAAACTCCTCCAGTTTATCTACTACAGCCGCCTCAAACTTATTTAAGGGGTCTCCTGTTTTGAGACCTAATAAAGGAACATCCCTTTCTGTGTACTTTATGCAATTGTCAGAGAATATTTCTCCGCAACCATTAAAACAATCTTGGCAACTCATTTGTATATAAGTATTTTAACTCTTGAAATAATATCTGTAATGTTTACAGAGTTTGCGTAGCATTGATTAAATAACCTTGCAGTAAGTATTCTTTTGTAGTAGAGTAAGTCTGAGTACACCTCTTTGTCTATCTTACTAGTAGTAAGTAAGGTTAAGTTATTATACATACTATCTGCGTAATAGAATATTTTGGTATCTATTTCACAGATAAGGTCTTTTATATCTATGCAGTTGGTACAGTTTGTGAACTTTGTGTAGAGCATTGTTTGTTTTTGTTTTCATGACAACTGGGACATAATCCATCTACAAAATAAGTTGATGGGTTACAACCCCAACAGGAGCAACATTCTGCTCCACAATTTGTACATTTAGCTTTAGACATTACAATTACATTTATTGGTTATAAAATTATCTAACATACTATTAGCTTTTTGGTATAGTTTGGTAGCTTTCTTGTTAGCACATTTATTTGCTGCTGCAATAGCTCCTTGTATAAAATAGTTTATAGTATCTAACTCTTCTTTCTTTTGTTTCCTTATAGGCCCATCACACTCCATAATATCCAGCTTCATAAAAGCTGTATCTAACTTTTCCATTATCTGGTAAACCCTAAAAATTGTTTTCTCAACAAAATGTTGGGTAGCAGGGTTTATAGTATACTTGATTTGATAAAGGCCATCTGATAATGGCATTAGTTGTTCACCTTCACAAGTTAATCCTAGTACTTCTGAGTTGTACGTATTCAAAGATTTAGGTACAAAAACGGCTGTAACCGGAGGAAAGCCAGCCCCTGTTATTTGGATAGTAGGGGATACAGGAGTGTAGTTATTGGGATATACTGAAATATCTGCCAAAGATAAGTCAAAACTTGAATAATTCTCTATTAAAAGGAAATCTAATTTTATATTAGACATTTTTATCGTTTTGAAAAGTCACTTAATTCTTTAGCTACTAGTTTAGCCAAATTTTGTTTGTTTGCTTGGTATATCTGCATATCACTATCATTTGTAATGAAACAGACTTCTATCAGTATATTCTCTGCTTTGGGACGCATAAAACCTAATCTACGTCTAGGACTGACAGCTTCTGGTTTTACACCTCTCTGTCTAAATCCTACTTGTCCAAAAACCCTTAGTAATGAACGTCCTAAGTGCATCTCAAAAGAAGAAGCGCCATCTGGTACAAATATTTCCGATCCATTAGCAGAAGGTATACCTGCATTCCAATGTATATCTACTAGTATATCTTTACTACCAAACTTACCTTTTAACCAATCTAGGGTCTGTACTAGAGCATTAGAGTTGCTATCAGTCTTTGCTTGTATAGATAGTTTAGCTAACTCTCTGATAACCAAATCTCTAAACTCTATTGCCAAGTCTCGTTCTACATGTTGTTTATAACTAGCTCCGGGATCAGCCCCACCATGTCCTGCAAAAACAAATATATTACGCATAGAATAAATTAAAAAAGCCAGAGGGATTTGGAATTAATCCCTCCCTCTGGCTAGGTTATTTAACCTACAATCCTATTAAGGAGTTGTAGTAGTAGTTGTGGTAGTCGGGAAGATAGCTATGGGGCTAAAATCTTCAGCAGTACCAAGGTAAGTCTCCAACATCGTTTTGATAGCAGTAGACAGAGAACCAGTAGGTACAGCTACAATTACCATAGCATCCTCTACAATATAATCTCCCCAAGTATACTCCTCATTAGCAGGCTTAAACTTGATATAGAAAGTGTTGTAGGTAGTGTTAGCAGCTACATAACTCTCAAAGTTATCGTTGTAACCACCCATCCTGTAAAGATGCTTTAAGTAAGCAGCTTGATAGCTGTAGTAATCTTTTTCCAACTGTGCAATCTCTTCAGAAGTACCTGTAGGATAGCTAGAACGTTGACTAGTTACTACTTGAGCAACTACATCGCAAGCATCAGGGACAATAAAGTCAGCAGTAGTAGCTGGCCCTTGGAAGATGAATGCGTTGAACCACATCCTATCATATTCGTAAGGGAAAGCAGCCACATCACAAGGTTGACCATACTTAGTCAAAGCCTTACCAGTAATCCTCAACTTTGCATTAGCACCTGTACCAACTTTAGCAAAAGTGTAGAAATTGCTGAAAGAAATGTTGTCAGGATTAATACCGGGGGCAGCTTCACCCAACTTAGCAATAAGTTTATTAACCAAACCTTCTGCATCTACTGTATCACAAGGATCAGCACCACAATCACAGCAAGGAGCTTGTACGGTAACTGAACGAGTGAATCCATTAAAGTACAGAGTGTCAATGTAAGAAGAGTGTGCGCGTAAAGTTAAAGTTACATACTCACCACATTTTACATTAAAGTTACCAATATCAGTAATCTGATTTAATGCTGTAGCATTACCTGCAACATAATACCATTTTACAATACCAGTCTTAGAAATTTTATCAGAACGCTTAGAGGCTTGAAGGTAAGTATTACCACGGCCTTGAGCTAAATAGATATAGGGTTTGGTAGCAATAGTACCTGTGGCGGTAGTTGCATAAGCATTGTCAAAAATACCAAACTGACCTGCTGTCAGGTTTTGTGTACTTCCAGTTGTAGGAAGAGTACTTTGAGAAGAGGGAACCACAAAGAGGGTTGTTAATGAAAAATCCATTACTTTCTGTTTTAAATTTTAAAAATTTTATTCATTTGTTTGTATCCGAACTTGGGCAGCTTCTACTGCCGTAGGATTGTCTGTATACATTGCTAGATTTTTAACGGCTAAATCTACTAACTCGTCCTCTAAGTAATCTTGTAACTCACAGTCAGAGTTGATAGAAGCAGAGCCATCTAGCTTTATATACCCTTCTTTATCAATGTATTTAGGATACCTTATATAGGAAAGATATAAATCTTTCGGTTTAAAAGTCCCATCTGTATATACTGCTATTTCATCATTAGCTATTGTACAGAAGGTTTCCTGATACTCAAAAGAAGGTTTGTAGTTATTATTATTAAGTAATAAATGTACGTCAGAATGTTTTGTTAAGTCCCTATTTACGTATATAACCCTACCTTCACATGAACCTTTATCCGCAACAAGGTAGCTATTAACGTAGAACATATATTTACCCTTCAGCTCCTTAATAGCAAAAGACCAAGCATTTAACTTTTTATCAGTCTCTTTTAAGGGTAACTTATGTTCTGTTTCAACGAGATTCTGGAGGTCTTCATACCTCTTTTTAAAAGCATCTAGACCTCCAGAAAGTACGTTGTTACTATTTAATTTTTGTTTTACTAGAGTAATTTGTGCTTCATTAATAGCAAGCAGCTTATCCTCTAGTTCTATACTTTGATGACTGTTAGAAGACAGTTTATTTAACTTTTGATCTATTTTGTATAATAAACTATCTGTTAAAATCATGCTAAGGCTAATTTTTTCATTTTCACTTTATCTAACAGGGCAAGATAGTCTTCTTGGTTTTCTTCGTCCATAAGACTTTGTACCCATTCAGATTTAGTATCTGCAATTTTCAGTTCTCCTTCGTAGAGTTTTTCATTCCTCAAACGATAGATAGAGTGTGTAATTGCTTGTTCTACTAAGTCGCTAACATCCAGTAATTTTTCTTCCATATGAGCAAATCGGTTGAAGAGACTAATAGGATTAGTTCCCTTAAAATAACCAACTTTAATTTCAGAATCCTTAAGGATATTATCAATCTGGTTATAAACCACTTCTTCTTTAGTATCCTCACTTACAGGTAATCCCATAAGTCTAGCTACTTTCCTTATCTTACTAGGAGTCATAGCATCCAACTCGGCAACAGCTTTGTTAATAAGCTTCTTCTTCTTATTTAAGATTTCATTATCACGTTCATCGTCAGCTACATACCACCTACAATCAGCTCCATATTCACCCCTCTCATAAGCTTGAAAGGAAGAAGCAATAGTAGGATGTACTCTTAACCAAGCGAAGGTAATCAATTGTCTGGTATTATCCAAGTCAAATGTATTATCTCCATCAACAAGTTTAATAGAAGTTACGTGTGCTTCATCAATACCATCCCTGTATAGGGTGTAATTCCAGAATTTACTAGTAGGAGACAACTCACTCTCAGGAATACTCAAAGCTTCTGCAATATGCTTACGCCAAGTAGTAACTCTTTTAATTTCTACATTACGTTCAGCTTCATCCTCGATACGTTTAATGTAGCTAGCATTTTCATCTAGTCCTGTACGGTAACGTCCACTAGCTTCCTTATAGGGGAATTTAAATTC